TCTAAGGACACTACAACACAAAAATGGAAATTAAGAACATTTGAAACAATTATAAAAACAGATTTAAAAAATGTATTTAATATAAAAAATAAGAATATTGTTATAAATGTGTTATCTTTTGGAGATGCTGTATATGAATATGTTGCATTAATAAATTTGCATAATCTTTTAGAAAATAAAACAAATGAAAAATCGAATATTGATTATTATTTAAAAAATATAAAATTTAAATCTCAACCTGACTTTGATTCACTAATTGAAGAAATGAATTTAATTGAAAAAAATAAAATACAATTAATTAGTGAAAGAAAATATATTGATAAAGAAATTATGACATAAATAAAAATTGATAGTTATAATACAAATATATCTATAATTAAAAAACAAGATATATAATTATTTAAATTATATTAAATAATATTAAATATATTAAATATATTAAATGTGTGAAGAATATAAATATGAATATGAATATAATAATATAAATTATCCTTTTGGTGTTTATCCAAGTTCTTTAATGTCTGGGTATATATCATATGATATATATAGAGAAGAAGTATTAAGTTTATACAATTATTTGATAATATTAAAAAAAGAATTATTATTATTTGAGGAAGATACAATAAATATTATTTTAATAAATATTGGTTCAGTAGGAGAAGAAAAATTATATTATTATGAAAAACATAATATAAATGAACCAGAAGAAAAAGAATTAGAACAATGGAAACAATTACATCCAAATCTAATAAATGATTTTATAAAAAAGTATATAAATAATAAAAAAATAAATATAAAGTCAATTATTGTAAGTCCAGATAATTATTTAGAAGATGAAGATTATATTCCTTATTTTGCAAGAGGTATAATAATAATTGAAGATATTGAAATATGTTATAATAAAAATGGTAATTGTTATAGTTATATAAATGAAGAAAAAGATATAAATATTGAAATAATATTTTTTAATTGTTTTTGTCCAAATATAGAAAAAAATGTTAAATTAATTAATAAAGGAAATTATTTGTTAAATAATTTAGAAGATTCTCCTTATGAAATAAAAGATTTTAATTCTACAAAAGAGGATATTAAATTTGTAAATAATTTTTATGATTTGTTAGAAGAATTGTTTTTATTAAATAATTATTCAAATGTTAATATAATTGTAAATAATTTTGCAACATTTCGTTCAATAATATATGACTCAAAATTTATGTTTAATATTTTATATTTGTTGTGTAATAAACATAAAATATTATTTTTAGAATGGAAAAATGAAAAAGGAAATAATAAATTAGAAAATTTAATAAATATAATATTTAATAAAGAAAATCTTAAAAATAAAAAAATTAAATATTTTGATAATACTTATGAAATTAAAAAAGAAAAAGATATGTTAATTGAAAAATTACTTGGATTTATTTAGAAAAAAGTTGAAAAATAAATGATTAATGATTAATTAATAACAAGGTTAAAAATTAGTTTATATTTATATACAATATGAATGTTGAACAACAAAGTATCTATGATAATGATATTGCAAATACACAAAGGTTATCTGGTAAAAAATGGGCAATTATAGAAAAACCATTAGATGAAAGAGATAGTAAAATTAATCAAATGATTATGTTGTATGGAGAAAGAAGTGCAATACAATCGGAAGAAATAAATATGTTATCAAGTAATTTAATAATATTAGGAGAAATATATTATAAACAAGTAAGAGAAAAATTAGAAAAAGATAATATTTTAATTTTAAAAGGACATACAAAATTAGAAAATAAAACAAAAGAAGAGATAAAATTAGAAAAAGAAAAAAATGCAAAAATAGAAAAAGAGTTAAAAAAAAGTTCAAATAAAGTAAGATTAGAATCTATATCAACAAAATTATTTGATCAATTAGAATTTTTAATTGAAATTTTAAATGGAAGTATGAAAGTGGATGAATATAATAATAATATAAATAAATGTAAAGAATATCTTGAATTTAAAATAATTATATTAATGAAAATGATAAATAATATTATAAAAATTAAAATATCTGAAACAAATACAAAAAAAAATCAAAATATTGATTCTCAGATTGATGAAATAATTTTAGGATCTAAAAAAATATTATTTTCGTTAAAACAGAACAAAGAAATAAATAATTATAAAAAAATATGTTCTATTGAACATGTTGAATTTAATATTTGTGATTTGTTAATTAATGATTTAGAATGTTGTATAAATGATTTATTGGTTTTAGGAGAGATTGAACTTTATAATATTGCAAATAGAAATCCAAGATTAATTTATGAAACAATTTATGATAATACATTACCAAATCAAAGACTAAAACTTCATGATTCACAAAAAGAAGTATTAAATAAAGTAAAAGATAATATTGATAATGGATTTATGATATTATATAAAACTTTACCAGGTTTAGGAAAAACTTCTATGGTAACTGGTATTTGTTCATATATTAAAGATTTAAATTCTATAGATAAATCAAGAAAAAAGATTTGTAAAAAAAATAAAAAATCAATAACAGAAGACAATGATAAAAAAAAAGTAAGAGTTATTTTTTGTTGTTCTGATATTCTTGAATCTGTTAGAATGCAAGTTTTAAGAATAGCTTATTATTTTAAAATAAAATTTGGTGTTGCTATAACAAATAAAAGTAGAGATGATTATAAAATAGTAAATTCTTGGAATTGTCCTAATGATGATGTAAGAGAATTAATTGCTGCTGATTATGTAAGTACTTCTTTAATGTTAAAAGAAGCAAATGAAAAAAATAATATTGAATATTTATTATTTTTTGATGAGCCAACATTTTTAACAGACAATGAAAATAATAGATTATCTTTAAAGTATTTATCTGAGATATTATATTATTTACCAAAAAGAACAATATTATCTTCTGCAACATTACCAGATAGAAATGAGTTAGATTTAATTGTTGATGATTTTAAAGAAAAATATCCTGATTCAAATATTATAGAAGTTATTTCAAATAAGACATTAACAGGATGTTTTATTAAAGATTTTAATTCAAATATCATAGTTCCTCATATTTATTGTAAAAATATTGTTGATTTAGATGAACTTGTAAATAAAATAAGAAAATTTCCTTCAATTGGTAAATTTTACACATTACCTTTTTTATTAAATTTTAATAAATATTGTAAAAGTATAAATATAAATTTAAATTTTGATGATGTTGAAAATTTTGAACATGATAATATTTTAGAAAATATATTAGTTCTATTTAATAAATTTATTGATTATGTTAAAAATTTAGATTCACAAGAAGAACAAGAACAGGTTTTTAACTCTTTTATTAATATTCAAGTAACTGAAATAAATGAAAATAATTTTAATTCTTTAATAAAAAATGAAACAGATTATAATAAAGTTTGTTTTGATAAGTTATTAACTAAACATGCATATAAATATATTGGATGTTGTTTAATTGCAGATGATAGTCCTGTAGAATTTGCAGAAAGACATCTTTATGATATGGTTGAAAAACTTAAAAAGAAAATGAAAATTGAAAGTATAAATAAAGTATATTTAGCTTATAAAAATGAAAATGCAAAATATCAAGCAAAAATAGACGAAATTGAAAGTAAATGTAAAAGTGAAGAAAAACAAGATGAAAGATTAAATAAAATGAAACAACCTAAATTTCTTTTTAATCGTGCTCTTGAAATAAATACAAGTAAACATATTTCTTCTTTTGCTAAATATGTAGATCAATATGATACAAATTTATTAAAAGGTGAAATTGTATATGAAGAAGTAGATATAACTGAATATAAAATAAGTGATAATATAAAATTTTTATTATTAATGGGTGTAGGATTATATTCTAAAAGTTTAGATAGTGAATATACTTCTAAAGTAATTGAATTATTAGAAAAAAAACAGTTAGCATATATAATTGCTGATGAATCATTTACTCATGGTGTAAATTATCCAATTACAAATATTATAGTTACAGATGATTTTTCAGATAATCACGGAATTAATACACTTTTACAATTAATTGGAAGAACTTCAAGAATAGGTAAATCTTGGTCTGGTAAAGTATATTTAGATGATAAAACAACTAATAAAATAATAACATATTTTTCAAAAAGTAATAATTATAATGAAGAAAGAGAAAATATTATTAATTCTTATGAAGAACAAAAAAGAAAAATAAGAATTGAAAATAATAAAAAACAAACAAAAAAAGAAGTAGTTAAAAAAACTAAACCAATAAAATTATCTTTTAGTAGTGATTCTTTAAGTAGTATAATTAAACCTAAAAATACAACTTCTTTAAAAGAAATAAAATCTGAAAATAATTTAGAAAAAATTATTCAAAATGAAAATAGTTCTTCTATAAAAGATTTAAGAAAAAAATTACTTGAAACAAACTTTATTGATAATGATAGCGATAGTGATGAAGAATATTCAAATAATAGAAGAAGAGAAAATAGAAGAAATGATTATGATAGATGGGGGAGTGACATTAGAAACAAAGATTCTGGAAATAGAGATAATGAAAATAGATATAATGAAAATAGAGATAATGAAAATAGAGATAAATATTATGAACATAGAAATGATAGATATAGAGAAAATAATGAAGATAATAATAAATGGGGAGATATAAGAAATAGTAATAATGAAAATAATAAAGAAGAAAGACAAAGAACTGAAAGAAATAATAATTTTAGTAAATGGGATAATATTAAAAAAGATGAGTTTGATTTTATTAATTCTATCCAAGTAGATAAAAAAGAAACTAATGAAATTAAAGAAATTAAAAATGATGATTCTAAAAAATTAGATAAATCAAAAACAAAATTTAATAAAAAACAAACGAAAACAAATAATCCGTTTATGTAAATAAATAAAAAATTAATTAATTAATTAATTAAAAAGATTTTTATAATTTTATAATTTTATAATTTAAGTTGATTAAAATTATGATTAATTTTAAATGAAACAGTATAGACATAATTAACATATTGTCTTGTCCATTTTTTATCTTTATATTTAATATTTTGTTGATTTAAATATTCACTTGTTAATGAAAAAGGATTTTTATTATTTTTTTTAAAATATCTTATTTTTTTAAGAATAAGTTTCATAATTTCTTGTTCATGTAAATCTTCTTTTAATATTTTTATTCCATTAATTTTTATAGTATAATATCCATAAGGAGGTTTTCCTATATAAGAACCTTTATTTTTCATATCTTTAATTTTATTTTTGATAGAAATTGATTTTTTATCAGAATTTTTTTCACTTTCAATAACACTATGATAAAAATCTTTATCCATTATTTTACATTTATTGTAAATTAAATTATCAGATACAGAAATAATTTTAATATTTTTTTGTTTTATTTTTTCAAGAAATTTTATTGTATCAAATGTATCTCTTCCAATTCTACTAATATCATAAATTAATATTAAAGAATTATTTTCAATTGTTTTAATAAGTTTATTTCTTTCAGTTAATATATTTTTTTTATTATATGTACTACCAATATCACAATAATGACTAACATATTTTTCAATATATTTTTTAGTTTTATTTATATTATTTTTAATATAATCTAAACATTCTTCGTATTGTGATGATAAACTATTTTTATTTTCATTTGCTTGTTGTTGGGTACTAACTCTTGTATAAATATATAAGTTTTTATTATCGTACATTAATAGAAATAAATATTATATTTTTAAATTCAATTTTCAATTTTCAATTATTCTATTGGATTTAATGTATCAATAATTACTTTAGTAAAACTACCAGTATTAGAACTAACTGTTCCAGAAAGATTTCCAGATATAAAATCAATATAAATTGTTGAACCTAATGTTAAATTTCTTAAAATTAGTTGATTATTAATAGAAGGTAGAGGTTTTGAATTTCCAACACTTTTCAGTTCTATAAATGTATTAGTATTTTCATTAAATTTAATAGTTAAAATACTATTATCATCACTGTTTATTAATGTATAAGTTCCTAACATATTTTTAATTTTATTATGGAATGTATCAATTTTAAAAATAACATCAATTGTAGATAGATTAATTCCAACATTTAATTCAACAACTGCATTTTCAAACATTTTTGTTAATTTATCGTATATATTTTGTTCAATACATTCATCATCATCAACTTCTTCACACTCATCATAAAAATAATAAGGACTAAGATCATCAGAACAAAAATCATTTGAATTATAATCAATAGATAAAATTTTCCATGAAGTTAATAAATATGTATTTTCATTTTCTCTTTTAACTGTAAAATTTCCTTCAATTATAGTATTGGGAGTCTCGTTACATTGTTTTAATATTCCAATATATTTCATTTGATAAGTAAAAGGAACAGTAATAGTTTCATCATCAGTATTTAAAAAAGAACTTGGAATAGAAAAAGTATCAGTTAAAAAATTAGAATTATCTTCTTTTGTAAATACAGTAGGAACACTTCTATATACATTATTACTTTTTCCAATAAGATAAGTCATAAAACAAGTAGTTGTAATTTTATCAAAATTAAGGGTTTTGGGGGTTGTTAAATTAATAATGTTAGAAGTAGGTCCATTATTCTTTACATTGGTAACACTAGAAATTATTTGTCTAGGTTTTAAATTTAAAGTATTAGTTGTTGTAGAATTTAATACCAAATCATTTCTATAATTCATTTATTAAATATACTTATATTTTATAAATAAATTTTTACACAATATAAAATTTTATTTGACTAATTAACTCAAGATAACTTATTTAATAATTTAAAAAATAAATCTAATTTTTTTTGTTTAATAATTGAATAATTTCTTAAATATAAATCTACAGATAACATACATTTGTTAAATGATAATAAATTATTATTTACTATTTCCTTTATATTTATCTTCAAATTGTTTTATAGTATATAATTTATAAATTGAAACAGTTTTACCAGGAGCATGAGATTTATATCTAACACCTCTTCCAATAATTTGTTCAATAGTATTTTCATTCCAAGATGGTTCCATAATAATAATTGAAGAAGTATTTTTTAAATCTAGTCCTTCAGAACCAGCTTTACTTATAAACATAATTTTAACTTTATTATTATTATAATTTTCAACAGCAGTATTTCTTTCATTTGAATTAACATCACCAATAATATGTACAAAAGATATTTTATTTTTATTTAAATATTTAGTTATAGGAAATATACCCATTTCAATAAAATGACTAAAAATAACAATTTTTTTATTTTTGTTTGATTTTATAAAATTAATAATCCAATCAACTTTTGGTGACATATCTTCAATTGTATTTGATGTTCTTCTTAAACCATTATAGAAAACTTGAACATTTTTACCTCTAAATGTTTTAATTTTACTAACTTGTCCCTTTTCAACTCTGTTATATATTTCAGAATATTTTTTATTCATTGGTAAAAATACTTCATTAATTTTTTTGTCTGGGAAATATTTATTACTATCATCACTTCTTGTATAAAATAAAAAAACATCTTTAATATAATTTTTTAATTTCTTTTTTGATTCTATTATTTCTTCAAATTCTTTACAAGAAACAGCTTTTTCATCTTTAACTAGAGAAACAAGATTTATTATGTCTTGAGAAAAGTTAATTAATGGTGTTGCAGTTAATAACATTATTTTAGAAGCTTTTTTAGCATATTTAAATATATATTCATATCTTGTTCCATTAGTTTTTCTTAAATTATGAGCTTCATCAATTATAATTAAAGAATTTTTAGGATTTATAGCTTCTTTTGATTCAATAGCATTAACAATTCCTTGTATAGTATAAAAAGTATAATGAGATTCTATATAATTTTCTTTTAATCCATATTTTTTAGCTTGATTTATAAAATTATGTTTTAATGATGTTGGAGTAATTACAATAACATGTTCTATTTTTTTATTATTTAATAAACATTGAGCACTTGCTATTGAAGTAATTGTTTTACCAGTTCCAACACTATGAACAACAACACAACCACGATGTTTAAATAAATGATTAGAAACAGCTATTTGATAATGTTTTACTTTTAATTTAGTATCTTTCTCAATTATTAAATTACAAGGATTTTCTTTTACAAATGTCTTATGTATATCAGAACACATTTTCATTTTATTATTATTTATAGATAAATTCATCTTTTTTGCTATCTTTTTAACTTTATCTAAATCATATGAAGAACAGTTATTTATAAATTTATTGGATATACTCATTTATTATATATTTATCTGATAAATATTTTATTAATAATATAAAATTATTATATTTTAATTGTTATTTATTTTCTATTTATACTTAAAAAATATATACAGATATTCTATAAATAATCAAAATGAATAACGATTTTGAATATACATCTATAAAATTACCATTCATTAATCAAATGAAAGGAGGAGCAAATGAAAATTACGATCTCAAATCAATGTCAAGTGTCAATTTACCAATATTAACATTAGGAACAGTAGTAGTAGTATTACTTATTGTATTTGTTGTTGTTATACTATTTACAAATTTATTTAATATTACTGAACATATGTCTGGAGGAACTTTAACTCAAATGTTTGCTCAAGATAGCCAAAATACCTATCTCAATTCTGCTAGTCCAGGAATTCAAGAAGGTAATTTTAATCTTTTTTGGAATCAACCAACTCTTGTCACCAATCCAGGAACTCAACGTGGTGTTCCACTTCAACAAGTATCAAAAAACTTACCTCAAACACCAATGAATCCAGGATATAAATCAACAAAAAAACAAAAAAAATTAGATAAATTAGCAACTGAGGCAGGTTTGACTGTCCCTTGTGAAACAAGTTGTTCTTCAAAAGATCCTACTCAATGTGGTAACTCTCATGGAAACATATGTAGAATGAAAAGTGGATTTGTTGAACCTACTGATGGAGATAATCGTCCATTTGTAGGATTAGATGGAAAATTGATTTATCCAGATTCTTATGTAGGGTCACTCTTTATTGAACCTAATAATGATATACGCAAACCTCTTCCTTATATAAAACCTATGAATCCATCATTACCTTATGTTAAAGAAGGTTTTGAATAAAATTATTTTTTGTTTAATTTTATAAACTATAAACTATAAACTATAAA